AGGCGCAAGCACTCCCAGCCAAAACGAGTGATTTGCTTGCGAAATACTTTTGACATTTGACACGGGGGCGGGTGGGTGAAGCGGGACTGGGACGGGCTGGCGGGGATCTATGGGAAAAGCGCCCGCTCGGTGAAGCGGTGGGCGGCCATGGGTGCGCCGGTGGACAAGCCGGAGGAGATGGCGGGGTGGTGGGCGGGGAACATGAGCCAGCGGTGCCCGAAGAATCTGCTGAAGGTCTCCAAGGTGGAAATGGAGCTTCCGGTTTACGAACCGGCTCCGCCCGCGCCGGTGGGGGAGTGGGAGGTGGGGCTTTCGGCGACGCTCGGGCGGATGCAAGAGCTCGAGGTGTTTATCCACCGGGAATATCAGGCCGCGATCCTCGCAAAAGATGATGGGCGTGCGAAGGTTGCGCAGAAAAACCTGATGGATCTGGCCTCCAAGGTGGCGATTCTGGAGGAGAAAAACACCGCCCACCTCGTCAAGATCCGCGATCTGATACCTCGACTCGAGGCGGAGATGGCGCTTTCCGACTTCCACCAGGACTTCCACGGGCTGCTGCGCGGGTGCGGTGATCGGTTTTTCCGGGCGTTCGGGATCGAGGTGACGGCGGAGAACGAGGTGCGGTGGCAGGAAATGATGGATGAGGTGTGTTCGAAACTGCAACTGGAGGTGTTCGGTGAGAAGCACGAAGGCTGAGATCCGCGCCTGGGTGCTCGGCTGTGTGGCCGGGATCTATCAGCCGATGCCGACCGAGACGGTATGGGGCTGGGCGGAGCGGACGCTGAAAATCCCGCGCGGCGGAGAGAACGACGAGATGGCCGGCCAGCCGTGGAGTTCCGATCTCTCCCCCTACGTCCGTTTCATCATGGATTGGTTCCGGGAGCCGGGGAAAAAGGAGATGTTCGTGCGGAAATCCTCGCAGGTGGGGCTGACGATGGCCGTCCTGATCGTGATCTGCTGGCACATCGTGCACCGGCCGGTGAACGTCGGCTACTGCATCGATTCCGTGGACGAGGCGCGGAAGATTTCGAAGACCCGCCTGAAGCGTTGGATCACGGAAAACAAGCTCCTCGATGGCGTGAACGAGTCCGAAGACGATCTCGCGAACCTCACCTATTTCCTGCGGTCGATGACCGTTTACCTGATGGGCTCCTTTTCCGAAGGTGCCTTCCGGAACAAAGCCCTCACCATCGGCATCCTCGATGAGCTCGACGCGCACCCGATGGTGGACAAGCAGGGCACCACCGCCGACAACATGCGCGCCCGCCTCAAGCGGTCGAAAAACTCCAAGCTCCTCGGCTTCTCCACCCCGAAGGAAGACACCGACCAGACGACGGTGGAGTTCGAGGCCGGGACTCAGGAAATGTGGTATATGCCCTGCCCGCATTGCGGCACCGAGCAGCCCTTCCTCTTGGAAAACCTCCGGTTCCGCGGCGAGGAGTTCGAGGATCTCGCGGGCGAGCCCGACATGGAAGTGGTGAAGGCTCACGCCTACTTCGAGTGCATCGGCGACATGAAATGCAAGATCAGCCAGGGCGAGAAATACGACATGCTCCTGAAAGGCCGCCCAGTCGCCCGCGCCAAGGCGAAAATGCCGAACAAGCGCTCCGTCCAGCTTAACGATTTTTATTCGAACTTCTGCACCTGGGGCGAGCTCGCGTGCCAATACCTCGAGGCCGAGCTGAATCTGGAGAAAATGCGCGCCTTCTACCAGCAGCGCCTCGGGCTTCCCTTCCGACAGGAGGGCGGTGATCTGCGGGAAAAGGACGTTCTTGCCTGCCGCGTCCAGGAGTTCCGGCGCGGCACCTGCCCGGCCAAGCCCGTCCTCACCGCCGTCATCGCCGACGTCCAGCAGTCCACCATGAAATGGGGCAAGATCGTCTTCGACAAGGACGGGAACCTCTGGCTGGTGGACTGGGGGGAAACGGCAAGCTGGGATGTGCTCGCCGAGGAAATGTGCGGCGTGATCCACACCGCCCACGGTGATTTCCCGGTCGAGGCCGCCTTCGTGGACGAGGGCGATGGAAACCGCGTGAAGGAAGTCCGCGAGTTCACCATGCCTCACGATCACATTTTCCCCGTGAAAGGCCGGGGCGAAGGCCAGATCCGGGAGCTGATCTGGCCATCCAACAGCTACCAGAACGGCGAGGAAATCCTCACCTACCACGTGAACGACAACGCCTACAAATACGAGCTCGTTTTCGGGCGGATCCTGCGCGGACAGAAGCGCAGGGACTACGCGAAAAAACAGCTCATGCTCCCGATCAACATCCCCCCCGAAGTCGTGAAGGAACTCATGGGCGAGCGCCTCTCCAAGGTGCGGAACAAATACAAGCAGTTCACCGAGAAGTGGATCAAGACCGGCACGAACGACTACCTCGACGTCCTGAAATACGCCCTCGCCATGTGGGATCTCATGGAGCCGTCCCTCCGCGATGCCGGAAGGCTGGGGGATGATGGGTGACAGAGGTTTTTGACATCCGGCGGGGCTTGTGGCTGATGAAAGGATTTTAGCGGGCGTGCGGCGCTTCTGGACGAGGGAGGCGGTGGATGCTGCTTACCAGAAAGTCCTCTCCGCGTATTCGAACACCGTCGCCAAGGAAGTCGTCATCATCGGCTCCGATTTCGACGGGCAGAACTCCTCCGCGCAATACGTCCTCGACCGCGAGGCTATGGCCAAGTGGCTCGATATTCTGGAAGCCCGCCTTCAGGAGATCGAGGAAGCCGCATCCGGCGAGGCCGCGACGGTCTCCGGCTCGCCCTCCACCGATTTTTACAGCCGCCGCAGGGTGGAAACCTAACATTTCATGGCACGCAGGAAACGATACAAGCCGCACGCACAGCAAGCCGCCGCACCCATCGCCGAGAAGCAGTGGGTGAGCGGTTACGATGGCGCGAACATTTCCCTCCGCCGTGGCGACGTCTTCATCGATCTCGACACCCGCCGGGAGCTGGACAGCTTTTCCCGGCAGGAACTCATGCGCCGCGTCCGGTGGCTTTACATCAATGTCGGCTTCGTGCGCGGGATCGTCCGGAACGGTGCCGCCCTGGTCGGCTGGATGTGCCCGCAGGCACGCACCAAGGACAAGGATTACGACCGCGCCGCCGAGAAACGCTTCGCGAAACGCACCAACCGCGCGGAAAACTTCGACCGCTCCGGCAAGTTCAATTTCCGCACCGCGCAAAAAATGCTCCAGTGCGCCGCGAAAAAGGACGGATACATCCTCACCGTCCTCACCACCAACGAATCCGGCACCGCGCCCGCCGTCGCCTTCTACGAGGCGCACCAGCTCGCCAACCCCGAGAATCCCGTAGGCCGCTGGGTCGATGGCGTGAAGCTCGCGCCGCGCAGCGACCGGCACCTCGCCTACGGCCTCCGCGGGGAGGATGGGAAAGTCACCATCGTGCCGGCCACCTCGGTGATCTACTTCGGTTCCTTCGATTCCTGCGGTCATCACCACGCCATTTCCCCTCTCGCCCATGCGGTGAACCACGCGATCGACATCACCGAGATCCGCGCCGATACCAAGCACGCCATCAAGACAGCCGGTCTCATCGGCATGAAGCGCACCCGCCAGAAAGGCGAGAAGCCCACGAAATCCCGCATGGGACTCCCCGGCGCCATCGGCGCGGTATCCAACGGCACCGGCACCAAGGAAAAACGCTTCGAAACCCGCGAGATCTGGAGCGGCGGGCAGGTCGCCGAGCTGGATGAGGGTGAGGACATCGGCATCCTCCACGACTCCCGCCCGCACCCGAACGGCATGGCCTTCCAGGATGAGCTTTACCGCGACATCGCCGCCGGATACGGCGTGCAGTTGGAAGCGATTTACAAGCTCGGGCGAATGACTGGCCCCGGCACCCGCTTTCTCATGGAGACCATGGGGCGCTGGATTTCCGGTGAGCAGGAAATGCTCGCCGAGTGGGGCTTGAAAGTCTGGCTCTACTTCACCGCATGGGATCTCGTCCACGGCGAGCTCGCCTACCCGAAGGCCGGGCATGATTGGATGGAGGTCGAGATGATGCCCCAGCGCGATCTTACCATCGACCGCTCCAAGGACGGTCGCCAGCTCATGGAGGAGCTTGATCGCGGCATGGGCACATGGGCGGACTGGCACCGCCGCGTCACCGGGCGCGCCTGGGACGATGAGGTCGAGCAGCGCGTCAAGGAAGTCGCCTACGCGAAAGCCATGTGCGCCGAGCACGGTCTCGCCTACGCCGAAGTTTTCCCACCCCGCGCCGGTGCCGCCGCCGTGGAAACCACCGCACCCGAGGAACCCGAAGAAGAGGAAAAAGAACAACCATGAGAAATTTACCGATGATCGCCGGAGCCTTGTATTGCGAACCATGGCTGGTTCGCCCCGAGGTTCACGCCCAGTTTTCCAGCCAGTTCCGCTCCCTCATCGAGGGGAAAATGAACCTCACCGAACTCCGACAGGAGGACGTTCAAGGCGCGGACGATCCTGCCGGCCCATGGCGCATTCACCAAGTCACCGGCGAGAAAATTTACTACCAGCCGCAGGTCGAGAAAATGAACGGCGTCGCCCTCCTGAATGTGGAAGGCGTGATCGGCAAGCACCTTTCCCTTTTCGAGATGTCCTGCTACGGCGGAGCCGATCTCGCCATCTTCGAGCAGCAGATGGCAAACGTCCGCGACGATGAGGAGATCCACACCCTCGTCCTCAACTTCAACACCCCCGGCGGCCGCGCCCAGGGCGTGGAGCGCGCCGCGCAATCCATCCGCGCCGTCTCCGCCGCTGGGAAGCGCACCGTGGGCTTCACCGATACCTGCTGCGCCTCCGCCGGATATTTCCTCATGGCCGCGTGCGATGAGGCTTACGCGGAAAATGACGCCATCGTCGGCAGCATCTCCACCATCTGCGCGGGCATCGATGACAGCCGCATGTGGGAAATGGAGGGCTTGAAGCTGGAGCTATTCGCCACCGGCAGCCTCAAGGCCGTAGGCCATCCCGGCAAACCTTGGACGGATGAAGAGCGGAAGTTCATGAGCGACCGCGCCGCCGTCGTGGACGATGTTTTCAAAGGCTTCTGCCGCGAGCGACGCGGCCTCTCCGATGAGGCCATGAACGGAGCCCACTGGTATGCGCGGAACGCCCCTGCGGGCATCATCGATGGTCACGTGGGAACCATCCGCGAGATGATCGAGGCCGTGATGAAGTGAACGCGATCCCCACACCGCAGGAGCGAGCCGCCAACGTGCGCGAGCTGCGCAAGATGCACCGTGGGAACCGCTTCCGGCTCATGTTCGGAATGCCTTTTCTTCCTGAGCCGCCTCCCGCCTTTTTGACACTTGGCGGGGGAGGTAATGAAGATTCCATTCCTCAAACTGATCCTGCCGCTCCTCTTCCTCCGTTTCAGCATCGTATCGGATGAAGGAGGTGGCACCGCCGCCCCCGAAAAACAGGAAGCCGCCGCTCCGGAAGAAAAGCCCGCCGAGGCTCAATCCGCACCGGTTCCTGCCGCACCGCCAGCCCGCGCCGGGATCATTTCCCAAGTGCTCGCGGGCATGAAAGACAAGGCCACCCTCACCGGCGAGATCGCCCAGCTCACCTCCCGCAACCAAGCATTGGAAGCGCAAGTCCTCACCCTCACCGCCGAGCGCGACAAAGCCCTCGGCGAGAAGCTCGCCCTGGAGAAAGACTTCGCCGACATCGACCAGGCGCTCAAGGCCGCCGAAACTACGGCAAAGACCGTAGATCAGGCCGCCGCCCTGAAAGTCGTGGAGGCCGGATTCACCGCACCGCTCCCCGGAGCCACCGATGCAGCCGAGGAAGAGGAAACCCGCGAGACCCTCACCGCCAAGATCGCAGCCTCCACCGACGACAAGGAAAAGTGGGCGCTCTGCGAAAAACTCAAGGCTCTCGGCTGATCCATTTTTGACAACCGCCAGACAGAGAACCGAAACCACCATTTAGAAAAACACGACCATGCCCACACTCAGCACGCCGCTCCTTCTTCAGGATACCCTGAAGGCATACCGCACCCTTTTCCCAATGCTCGGGAACATGGGAACCCAGTTCGACAAGACGCCCCTGCGCCTCAATGAACAAGTCACGGCGCACATCCGCGTGCTGCCGACCGCCGCCAACGTCGATCCCACCACCGGATACAAGAACGGTGCCGTGCAAGGCCGCAGCCTGATGGTGGACATCCCCATCACGGTCGATTCGCACCGCCACGTGCCCATCGAATGGGCGCACCTCGACGCCATCAAGGATCACAAGGATTCCGTCGAAGGAGCGACTAACGACGCGGCCTTCGTCCTCGGGCGTGAAATGGTGTTGAGCGTGCTTAACAAGGTCACGGGCGGCACCATCACCGGCGAGCTCATCGAGGCCACCGCGAACGTGGATCTTGAAACGCTGGAGACCATCAACACCGCAATGAACATCGCCGGGGCGGCTCCCGGCGGGCGCGTGGGCATCGTCTCCTCCGCCGTGGCCGGTGCGCTGTCCCTTGATAGCCGCATCGCTTCCAAGGATTACTACGGCATCCGCACCAATGGCCAGGCTTACCGCGTGTTCAACAACATCGCCGGTTTCCAGGCCATCTATGAGTTCCCCGACATGCCGGAGAACAACACCACCGGCCAGACCTTCACCGCCGACTCCTCGGATGTGATCACCTGTGCTGGCCACGGATTCCAGAACGGCGACAAGGTGCGCGTCACCACCACCGCCGCCGATCTTCCCTCCGGTCTTGCGGTGGATACCACCTACTACGTCCGCGATGCGGCTACCAATACCTTCAAGGTATCCGCCACCGTAGGCGGCGCGGCCGTCAACATCGCCGATGCAGGCACCGGCACCCACACCGTGGTCGGCTGGGAAAAACTCACCGGCTTCTTCTTCGAGCAGAGCGCCGTCGCGATCCGCGCAGGCATCCCCCGCCAGTCCGCAGATCTTGCCGCCCAGCTCGGCATCCCGCAGACCATGGCCATGGAGGTGATGAGCGATCCCGATTCCGGTTTCTCACTCGCCCTGATGAAGTGGCAGGAGCCCGGCACCGCCGATCTCTACATCTCCCCCACGGCCATCTGGGGCAGCTCGGTGGGCAAGCAGTGGGGTGCCGCCAACGGCATCACCGACAAGGGCGGCTACCGCCTCGTCAGCGCCTGATCTTCCATGTGATGCGGATGGGGCGCGTCCGGTGCCTGAAAAGCCCGGGCGCGCCTTTCCGATCGCTTCACCCCCAACCACTCACCACCGAATTTATGAACGTCATCGTCATGGGCTTCAAAGGCCAGGATCGCAAAGCCGATCGCGTTGTCCTCTACGCCGGAGCCGACAAGGTCGCCGCCGATGCCGCCCTCCTAGCTGGAGCCGAGGGCATCGTCCGCACCGAGCTGTATGTGAACCCGCAGGCGCACAAGCGCCGCAGTTTCCCATCCGCCCCGGTCATCGTGGAGACCGCACCCGAGCCAGTTGCCGAGGAATCCTCGCCCGCTGAAACGGAGCCGGAAACACCCGAAGCGCCCGAGGCACCCGAGCCGGAAATACCCGAGGCACCCGAGGCACCCGAGCCTCTGAAACTGCCTTCCAAGAAAAAGTAAATCTCCTGTTTGGCATCTGTTGTTATAGCCCGCCGCCGCGGTTCCGAAAGGGATCGCGGCGGTTCTGTTTTGACCCCCCGCCCGTTTCATGGATCTGAACGATGTGCGCGAGTTTGCCAAGATGGGCGCGGAAGTGGTGGAGAAGCTCAACAAGGGCACCGTCACCATCGCGGGAGTGGATTACGCCGCCGCCGTGGGGAAAGACCCGCTCACCTCCGGAGCCGCGCGCGGCGGGGAGTTCTACGAGGGGGATCGCATCGTTCACATCCGCAAGGAAGTCCTCGCCGAGAAGCCCGCCCGGAAAACCACCGTCACGCTGGAAGGCACCCTCTGGACGGTCGTATCCTCCAAGGGCGAGGAAGCCGCCGCCGTCGTCTGGAGCCTCCACCTCAAGCCGCGAAACTGAGCCATGATCGTCTCCACCCGCGTATCCGGAGCGGGCAGCTACGCCCGCAGCCTGCGCCGCCACCTCGCGGAGCTGGAGAAGGATGTGCAATCGGTGCTCAAGCAGGAAGCCCGTGCCCTCGCTATTTCCTACGGCCTCGCCACCGTCCCCTTCGGCCAATCCACCGGCGAGAAATACCGAAAAAAGATCGAGGCGGATGTGGGTAAGGTTATCACTCACCGCGACGATCCGGCAGGCGTTTACCGCATGATGAAAAAGCACGCGCCGGAGCTGGCCGGGGCTTACTGGCACGCCCACAAGGCGGGGAAGCATCACCGGAAGGCGCAGATCATGCGGAAAGCCAATCTGCCGCAGGGCGGTGCCTCCCGCGCCACCGTGAAGCCCTTCCGCACCCGAGCCGATGGTGCCGTGGGGCGCATCGAGGAGCCCGTCACCCTCGCCCGGAAAAACGAGCGCGCCAAGGTCATCCGCGAATCACAGGCCACCGTGGGCGCCGCCAAGGCGGGTTGGCACCAAGCGGGAAAAGCCCTCGGCGGGCGCACCCGGCGGAATCTCGTCAGCACCACGGGCAAACGCTCCACCGTGGAGGCCTTCCCCGCCTATGTGCGGAAGGTCTCCCGCCGCTTCAACGGCCTCGGCGGTGCCTACGTGGGGCGCGACCGCGTGCGGATCTGGACGAACGTGCGCCACGCCACCAAAGCACTCCGCCCGCGCCTCAAGAAAGCCGCAGAGCACTACGCCAAGGATAACGTCGCCAAGGCCATGGGCTACGCCACCGCCGCCCGCAACGCAAAATGGAACAAGACTGCATGATCGGTTTTTTCGACACCCGCCCGCAAGTGACATGAGCGAGAAAATTGTGCAGGATTTCATCAAGGCCGTAACCGACACCTACCAGGGCGCGGGCATGCCGGAAGGGTTGCCGGAGGGCTTCGCCATCGTCCAGAAATCCCGCCGCGGCGATAAGATCCGCCCGCTCATCGAGATCGGCTCCGAGGATGAGAAATGGATGCACCCCAAGCTCGTCCAGTTCGATCTCGTCATGGGCTTGGAAACCCGCTCCGAGGATGTGGAGGAAGACGAGGAGGAAGTCGCCGCCGATGTCGTGGCCGGCTGGTTCGCGGTGATTGAGGAAACCTTCCTCGACCACATTTCCGACACCCTGGAGGGCATCGATGCGCTCGGCTTCGGCGTGCGGCACCTTTACCCCGTTTCCAGCGGCACGGCCGATCCCGAGGGCGATGGCTACACCGCCACGAAGCGCTGGAAAGTGATACTCCAGAAAAACTGAGCGGAGCGTTTTTGACAATCGGGCGGATGTATGCCTGCCATCAACGCGATCATCCAATACGGGGAGACCATGGAAAATTCCGCGCTCATCGATGAGCCGGATCTCCTCGTCCAGAGCCTCAAGATCACCCCCGCCCGCGAGAAGCAATCCTGGAAGCGCGCCGCAACCCTTGCCATCGGCATGCTGCGCTACACGAACCCGACGATCTCCTTCGCGTTCAACGCCATCGTCGGCGAGGTCGCCGGTTTCGCCAACCAGCACCCCGGCACCCTCGTCACCGAGCTGGCGAACTTCGCCGTCTCCGCCACCTCCTACGAGTTCGATCCGGACGAGGGCATCATGGTCTTCGAAGACCCCTCCCGCGACATGTCGCTGGAGAACCCCATGGAGACGGATTTCACCGTTGTCCAATACCCCTTCATCGATAGCGACGCCACCTCGTGGACGCCATCGGACGCCTGACCTAACCGCCCCGCATAGGGGCACACCCCGAGCGATTTTATGGAACAGTGGATCACCACCGTCGATACGAAACTGGCTGCCGCCTTCGGCACCCTTGGCATGCCCATCCGCGTGCGGAACACCTTTGACGAACTCTCGGGAAACGAGATTGTTCGCTTCCAGGTGGGCTTGCAGAACGTGGAGGGCACCATGCAGACAAAGCACCTCCGAGCCTGCCTGAAAAACGGCAGCATCGAGGCGAAGCAGCCCGCGCATCCCTTCCTCACCATCCTCCGCGCCTACAAGAACCGGGACATGGTGCTGGACTGCGCCAACAAGGGCACCCGCATCCGCCTCGCGCCCGTCCCCGGCACCCGCCTCTTCCAATACCTCCCCGGCGATAGCGGCCTCCCCGGCATCACTCCCGGCATAGCCGTCATCCGCACCGGCGATCTCAAGATGGTCGCCGCCCTCGGCATCGTAGGGCTCGGCCTCCTCCGCATCGAGGGCGACAACGGCAGCCGCATCTACACCGTCCAGGCACAGGCCATCGTGCAAGGCCAGCCGGTGGACGCCGCCGATCTCCTCCGCGCATGGCGTGCCGATATGGAGAGCATCCCATGGGAGCACCCCTTCGCCCAGGCCGCGCGCGGCCTCTACAACCGCGAGCGCCTCCTCGATGCCGTGCGCCGCAGTTCCCGCAGCATCCTCATCCGCAAAAAGAAAACCATCCGCTCCGCCGTAATCGCCGAAAACGCCACCGAGGCGGCATGGGATGAAGTGGCGGATTTCTTCGGAGCGTGAACGCCATGAAAGAACTGGCAAGGAATCCTTTGCAGTTGGACGCCGCCGACACGCAGTGTAGTGCCGATTGCGCTCTCAAGTCTGGTTCTGAGGCGTTGAAGCAGATGGGAATGATGTGCTGGATGGCCACGGAAGGCGGGCGGAAATGCCCGCAATGTGGACGTTATGCAAAGCCTGAAACGCTCGGAAATCTCAGCTTTTACACCACGGGAAGCGTGGTCGCTAGAATCTCCATGTATGGCCACTTGCCCGGCTATGGATGCAACAAGGTAAGTCCTCAGAACAGTGAATTATCCCAACCGAACTGCGAATAACTCATCCCCCTCTTCCCTGAAAACTGAAAACTGAACACTGACAACCTTTTAAAAAACGAGCGATATGCCAAAGAAACCAACACAGCAGGAAGCCCCCCTAGTGGTGCTTGACGATCCCGAACTAGCTACCAGCGGCAAGGCCGATCCGCCCGGCGGCGGCGTGCCGGAGGGGAAGGCGGCGGATGCCGGGAACGAGCGCGCCGCCGCGTTCTACGGGGACGAGTTCCAGTGGAAAGGCCAGCCCCTCCACGGACTCAGTTCCGGGCGCTGGGGAGCTTTCCTTGAGATGCGCGCCGGAGTCACCTCCCTGCCGCTCCTCGACTCCCTCGAGGGCGATGGATGGTTTGCGGACTCCCTCCGCCTCCTCTACTTCTGCGCCACCGAGCCGCAGGACTGGCGGCCGTTCCGCCGCGATGCGATGGCATGGCAGGAGGAGATCGAGGCATGGGCGGGGAAGCACGTGGATCGCGAGGATCGCATCGCCGCCGAGTCGCTCGCCTTCGAGCTCTACAAGGCCAGCCGCATCAACCGGCATGAGATCGCACCGGCGGCGAAGGGCGCAGGGGGCGGGGGAAAATAGCCGTGCCGGTGGAGGAGGCGCAGTATGTCATCGTCATCGCCTCCAAGACCGGCTGGAGCGAGGATTTCATCCGCTGGCAGCTCCCGCTTTCCCGCGGCTGGGCATACTACCACGGCGCGCGGCTGCTGGAGGGCGAGGATTGCCGCTGGCCGGAAACCCGCCAAGCCGTCGCCGATTGGCTGCGCGGTGTGAGGGGGAAATTGACGCGGAGGGCATAAGAGATGAGCAAGACGATTGAAACCATCCTCACGGCGGATAGCTCCGTCCTCCGCGCCGAGTTCGCCAAGGCGGAGAAAATGAGCGCGGACTACGAGCGCAAGGTCGCTCGCGGCCAATCCGCCTCCCGCACCGCCGCCTTGGATAACGTCCGCGCCCTCCAGTTGGAGGCCACCGGACGCAAGGCCGCCGCCGAGGCCATGCGGCAGGAGATCAGCCTGAAGGCCGAGGCCGCCCGCCTCGCCCAAAGCGCTGGCATGACGGAAGAGGGAGCCATCGCCATCCTCCGCCGGAAGTTGGAGCTGGAGCAGCGCATCACCGAGCAGAAAGCCCGCGCCGCCCGCATCGCGCCGGGTGGGGGCTCTGCTCTGCCGGACATGCCGCTCACGCCCGCCTACCTCCAGACCATCGAGAAAGCCGCAGCCCGCACGCAGGAGCTTCGCCGCCAGACCCTCGCCGCCGGCCGCTCCGGCCAGAACGGTGCCATGGGCTTCCTCGCCTTCTCCCAGGCGGTGGAGGATGCGCAATACGGCATCCGTGGCGTGCTCAACAACATCCCGCAGATGATCATGGGATTCGGCGGCACCATGGGGCTCGCCGGTGCACTCTCCCTCGCCGCCGTCGCGGGTGTGGCGCTCTATCCTGTTCTGAAACGACTCTACGGCGCGGCGGATACCGAGCGGCTGAAAAAATCGGCGGAGGCATGGGCGGAGATTTTCGAGGCCGCCGTGAAATCCACCGGGCAGGCTGGTCGTGAGCGGGATGTCCTCAAGGAAACCTCCGGCTACATCACCGAGATCCGCAACGCGACATGGGATCGCGTTGCTCTCAATGATGGACTTCTCCGCAACATGGAGGTGGAAGCCCGCATGCGGGGGGAGGCGCTGAATCTGGCAAACGAACTGGCCGATGCCGAGCGCCGCGTAGCCGAGGCAAAGGGGCAATCCACCGCCGGAGCTGCGGAGGCGGGACGCGGAAGGGAAATGCAAGGGCTGGAGGCAGACCTTGCCAGCCGCAAGCAGATCGCGGACGCGGCATTCCAGGAGGCGGAGCGACTCCGCCAGAACAGCCGCACCCTCGCCGCGTCCTACGGTTCCGATATGGAGGCGCAGGCAAAGGCTATCGAGGAAATGACCATTTCCCTCGCCGCTGCCGAGGCAAACGTAGCCGCGGCGAAAAAAGATCAGGAAGATAAGGGGCTGAAAGGCGCGGATCTGGCCACCGCCCGGATGAATGAAAAGGCCAGCGCCGCCGCCCGCGATCGCATCGCCCTGGAGCTTGATCAGCTCAAGGCAAAGCGTGATGCGCTCGCCATCCTTGCCGAGCAGCAAAACGCGGAAGCAAAGGCGGGCGTGGAGGCCATGGAAGCAAAGATCCAGGCGGCGACGGAGGAATCCCAAGCGATCCAGCGCCTCATCGCCCAGCGGAAGGAACTTTACGCACTCCAGCGCGAGCAGGAAAAGGCCGAGAGGGAAGCCGCCCAGGCTGCCGCCAGCAAATCCCCGAAATCCGATCTTGCCGAGCGGCAGGCAGCAAACGCCGCCGCCGAGGAAAAAGCAGCCAGCCAGACCGGAGCCCGCGCCGCCTTCGCGCAGGACATGGCCGTGCTCGCCCTCCAAGCGAAAGGCCGGACGGAAGCCGCCAGCGCGCTGGAAAAGGAGATCGCCCTCCGCCGCGAGGCCGTGGGCATGGCAAAGGAAATGGGCGTCACTGAGGAACAGGCGCTCAACGCCCTCCGCCGCCGCGAGGAAATGATCCGCCGCGGCGAGGCTGCAAAAGGCCAGGGCGACCGCAAGGATCGCGCCCGTAGCCGCACGGACTTTGCCCGGGGGAACAGGGTGGGCTTTGGCCGCGAGAATGCCGTGGGTTTCTCCCGCGACGGACTCCGCGCCGCCGCCGCCGAGAAGGTTTCCCGCAAAGACCCCGCCGCCCGCGATCGCGCCGCAGCCGCCAGCTACTACGAGAAGAGCCTGGAGCAACAGGCGCAGATCGTGAAGATCTTTGACAAACTCGGTATTGCGTAATGCCTCTCGCCTCCGAAATCATCCACGGCTCCCTGCCCATCCTCCTTTCCGATGAGGAAATCAACGAGGGCGGACTCGGCGAGCTGGACAGCCTCAGCGCCGAGATCCTCGTGGAGTGGGCGCGCCGCCATGAGGACGCCACCGCCCTCGGCTACACCCGCCACACCGCTATTTCCGGCTATCCCGCCATGTTCGTGGAGGGGATCAACTGGAAGAAGTCCGGAGCACTCGGCGAGGGCAGCGTGCGCGGCGTCGGCCTCTCCTACGAGGGCGAGCGCCGCAAGCGCCGCCTCTCCGTCGCTGGGCAGGTGGTGAGCGTTGGCCCATTGGAGCGCTTCATCGTCGAGTGGGACGAGGGCGAGCTCGGTGCCGAGCAAGGCGCGCCGGAAAGCGAAACGGAAGGCGCGCCCGTCGATCGTGTGCGCCGCCTTGTCCCCAAGCTCAACGCCCGCGGTGAGCCGATGTATAACATCATCACCACCCCCACCGGCACGGCAGAGCGATGGAATGTGAAGGAGGCCATCATCCAGGTGGTGGATTCCTATTTCGCCACCACCGAGCCGGATATGACCGTGGTCGGCACCGGGCAGGAACCTCCCGAGGCACCCACGCCCCCGCCGGACATCTGGACAGATTACAACCAGCCCAAGCGCTTCAACCATCCCAATGGCTGGGTGCTCGATAACCGCGAGGTGGATATGATCTATCCCGGCCTCTGGGCAGTGACCGATACCAGCGGCTACTACTACGTCGCCATCCCCGATTGATCCCACCATGCCGCGCGAGAAACACCTCCCACCCGTCGCGCCGAAGGGCGGCGGCAAAGCCTTCTTCGTCTCCCCGAAGACGATGGAACTCATCAAGAAATTCCTAGGCCGCACCGATGTGGAAATGGATGCCGCCCAGTTCGAGATGAACGAAAAAAACGGCGTCCGCCACTACCGGCTCAAGGAACGCCCCCAACAGCCGGGGAAAGGCGGCGGCGGGGGTGCGCAAACCGGCCCCTTCTGCCGCGTCTTTCAAGATGCGGGCGCATGGATGCTTACAGGCGGCACGGTGACAGGCGGCACGGGTAACGTCACCGTCCCCGACATAGACCTTGGCGACGTAGGCGATGAACCCGCAGACGGCACGTTTGTTTGGCTCGTATGCTCTGGCGACGCGGTAACGGAAGACGACGTCCTCCTTGCCGGATTCGACCTCGCCACCGCCACCGTAGGATCGGGGACATCACTCCCAAGCAACACCATCCCGACCGCCCTCGCACCTGCTGGCGTGCTGCATGTCTCAATCGGATCATGGAGCGCGGGAAAATTCATCCCTGCCGGATGCGGAAACCTGCAAATCTCCCACTGTCCCGGAACCCTTAGCTACGCACGCGGATGATCGAGACGCTGGATGATTGGAATGACAAGCTGGAGCAATGCGGATGCTGTTTTATGCCGGAGTGTCCGCGTCCATTCGTAATGACCTCAAGAAAAACCGGATCTAGTGATTTTATCTATTTTTTCTATTACCCGTTTGTAGCTCCTGCATTATCACCCGAAGATTTTTTCCCTACAATTTACCTAAATCACGATAACGTAAGAGAAAAAGTTACAAATGGCACTGTAAAATTATTAAACTCATACGTTTATTTCCCTGAGCAATCTGGAGAAATTTATGATGAAATGAATTACATAAATTGGACTGAATACGTTTTTGCGTGGTCACTAGACATTGGGGCTAGTAGCGGCTCACACGTATGGAGGGAGTATTATAATTTTGAAGATCCGCCGACGTGTGAAGAAATTGAAAGCTACGCTTATACAGCAGATGATTTTTTCATCCCGCTCGTCGATTTCACACCAAACGCAACGCCAGACCCTATCGTAGAGCCTACAACTTTAACCTATTGGTTTTGGTCTGAAAGTGCTTTGGTGGGTGGCGACGCCGATCCTCAAGGATGCCCGGGGCCATTTGTGGAAAAAACGGAAAATAACATTGATTTGACCGTTGAGCTTAAAAGCGTAAATGATTTATCGGAAGCATTAACGCCGGATGATGTGACCGCGCAGGCAACAGACAAAATGAATGGTGGTGAAACTGAATGGAGCGACCCCAGCGTAAACGATCACACGGATTTTCTTCGCGCTGAATACGTCCTGCAATGGCCGAAAATCAGCGACTATAGTTACCCTCCTGACGTAACTGATATGCCTGAAGCTCAGTATAATTTGACGGACTTTTCGGTTGAGGCGTTTAAAGCTAAGGTTCGTTTCCGCTTCCGCATCCCGATCACGCACACTGGATCGAAGTTCTATATTACCTACGACATCGTAGATTTTCCCGAGGACGGCGACCCGTCTATCGTATCCGAGGACAACATGATTGAATGGGCTGGCCCCGGCACAGGGGATCAGGCCGATCCATCTTGGCTTACAGATGAGGTTGAAATTATTCCGCCCACTGTCCCCGGCGAGCGTCGCGTGGTGAACGTCCGATACACTTGCTATTCCGGCGCGAAATACGGCGCGAAACCTCAACTCATGGGGGAGGCGTTTCCGTGAAGTCTCATCCGAAAGTCTCGCCGGAAAAATACCGTCTGGCGGAATCCATCCGGACACGTCAGTACGGCGACGCGGTGGAGATCGTAGCAAAGCCCATTGCTCGGGCGGTGGATAGAGTGATCGGCACGAACCTAGCCAACTGCGGAGCGTGCGCGAAAAGGCGGGAGCGGTGGAACAAATGAGGCCGCAGCCCGCCCCGCCGCCATTTTGACGGGGGCGTGGTAGCATGCTGTATTTCGATATTGACCAGCGCGCCCTCGTCCGCGCTCCCGGCAGTGACCAGTGGATCGGCCAGAACAGAGGCAAGCGCGGCGATACATTGCCCCTTTCCGTAACCATCCTGCGCGGTGCGGTGGTGGAGGATCTGGAGGATGTCACCGAGATGGTCTTTGCCGTGAAAGCTGCCTACGGCGATGCGGATCCGCTCATCCTCGCGGATGATTTCACCGAAGCCGCCGGTGTCTGGACTGCACCCATGGCCATGAACACCGAAGGCGTGGATGAAGCCCTCGGCGGGGCGGAAAAGATCGATCTCCTCGCCGAGTTCACCTTCACCTCCAGCCTCGGCACCATCTCCAGCCAGGTGATCACCTTCGCCCTTTATCGCGATCTCTGGACAGGCGAGGAAGGCACCCCCCTCGCCCTGCCAACGCCCGAGGAATGGCTCGCCGCCCGCGCCGTCCTCTACGATGACGAGCAATCCCTCACCGACCCGCAAAAAGCATCCGCCCGCGGCAACATCGGCCTCGGCACCGCCGCCACCCGGAACACCGGCACCTCCGAAGGCGATCTCCCGCTCCTCGGCTCCGGCGGGAAGCTCCCCAGCTCCCTCCTCCCCGAGCTAGCGCACGCCTCCACCCACGCCACAGGCGGCAGCGACCCGATCACGCCAGCCAGCATCGGAGCGGAAACACCCGCAGGAGCCGATGCGAAGATCGCCGTAGAAACAGCCGCCCGCCAACTTACAGACGATGCTTTGTCTTATCAGGGCGGCGGGGCGGCAGCGATGGAGATGCTACTTGCCTCTGGTTTATCTGCATCGTTTTGGGTCGCAGGGGACAGCACCGGAAACGCAGACACCGAATGGGTAGGCCGATTTGGATCATACCTAGCCACGAAATACCCAGCTCATCGGGTAATCCTAAAAACATGGATTACCAACCAATACGTCGATTCCGTCCTGCAA